TCTCGAAATGTAATTATATTGCTTAAATCAGCACTCGGTATTCCCATATAGCCCTTTAAGGTTGAATCCCCATGAAGCATAGTTAAAATAGTTCTACCTATATCAAATTGTCCTATCTCAATCACCGTCCTTTCCAAGCAAGATATTTATCAAATGAAAACTCCCGAATATATCCATCTATTGCACTTTCAAAATCAGATATAATCATTCTTAATCCATTTTCGAAAAAATGAGTTGGCATCTGATGAAACCCTTTTATTTCATATCTAATTTGTGCAGTACTTTCGTTCCAAGAATTTGTATCAGGGTCATAAACCATTTCTCCAGGTCTACTATAAACCTTAAAATCATCTCGTCCTGAGTTATAGTATTCCGATGACAAGTATTCAGCAAGCCAAGGATTACCGCTAAGATCAGCATCAGACCCCATACCATAATTAATAAGCATGGCTTTAAACATCAAATCTTCATCTTTCTGGCTATTAACCAACCCAACTTTGACCATGACCTGATTAGAGGTATTGACAGCAATAAAATCAATTGCAACTCCAACCTGTCTATTCCAATCGCTTGCACCAGTGCTACTACTTCCAGCTCCAGAATGACTTGATAATTCATATATCATAGCCTGTTTAGCCTTCTCACCAATAGGTTTTAAGGCTTTAGCTAATCCTTTAGAAAAGTCAGCCATTAATTTAACTCTATCAAATCTAAGCGGCATATTAAACACCACCGACCTTCTTTTCGGCGTACAATATTATCAATCCAGATGTCCCATCAACATTAAGATCGTTATACTCAATATCCACAACTTGATGCCGATTTGAAAAATAATCAAACTCATCACCAATTTTAAATCCAAGAGTAGTTGAATTAGCCTGAAAATTTACCACCATTTTATTATTAGTTATCGTACCAGGAGTGGCATTTTTAGTCTCAAAATCATAATATCCAGTTCTAGATATCCAACATCTCATTGAGGTCACTATACTCGACCAGCTAGCAGCAGTTATAACTATTCCAGTAGTATCATTAACAGTCTCAGGCACATATCTTTTAATTGTTATACTAGTATTGCATATTTGAAGCTGGGTCTTTTTACAATTCACTTCTTCAAAGACATTCCAAGTGCAAAGATAATATATGCCCTTAGTGCTGTCATACAGCATATCGCCCTTTTTTAAATCAGCAGTTTTAGAGACTCTGCATACAACAGCATTATCAGAATTCGATATTTTGGATTTAAAATCCATATTGGATATTTCGGCTTTGATAGTCTCAGCTACTTGAGGTGTAGCACCCCAGTTCCTTATCTTACCTAATGACGGACATATTGGTGTTTGGAGGAAAGTATTAAAATCACTCGCTAGAGTGCTAGGAATATAAAATTCCATAATTTACACCTCCTTAAAAAGCCCAAATATATTAGGCAGAGTAGCCTTTCTAGAAGGTTTTTCTATTATAGGTTCAGAAAACTCTTCATAATCCTCATAGTCTTCGTCAAAAACAATATTTTCAGGCAGTCTTTTAATCGCACCAGCCATATCAAAAATTCTATGTTTTACTTTTTTATAATACTCGTCAGATACAATATTATGTTTATCTAACTGATTGTCAAAAAAAGACTCTATATCCGATAACAAACCAGTAAGATCCTGAGATAGTTTTTGGCAATATATATCAAACTCAAATTCATCAATACCAACGGTTTCCATTCTACGATTTTTGTATTCTATTTTAACTTTCATCCGTACTCACCGTCCCAACTCCAGATGTAATTTTATAGAAAAGTTCACTCAATCTTAACTCTAAAGCCAATATATCAGTTCTCAAATGTAAATATGGTTTATCGGCATTTGTAACGGAAAGCGCATCAGTTGAATAGGATAAAATTTGAGCCACATCTCCCAAAATTTGTTTCATAAATTCTATTTGAGATGATACTAGAATATATTCCTTTTCTGACAGAGAGAGGTCTGAACTAAGTTGTGGAGAAGGAGTTGCGGAATAATTACTAGAAAAACTATCTTCAATTCCAACATCTACATAATATCTTTTAGTTCCCCTTAATACAATTTTATCATAATCAGCAGAGACATATGTTATCGGAGTTTGATAAAATTTAATAATATCAATTAATTCATCTCTTATATCAGCTAACAAAGTAGACATCCCCATCACCTCCTAAAAGCAAATTACTTAAAATAGAATCAATTCTACTTAAATCTTTATAAGAAATACACAATAATGGAATATTTTTTTGTAAACAATAATTTTTTTTCATATTATCATGTCTAACTACTCTTTTAAAATTTTCATCTGCAATACTTTGATCTATTCCATTAAACCTAATGGGGCTATAATGATGTTGGCCTTGAAACTCTATTAAGTATTTCAATTGTCCCTGTTTATTAAATATAGCAAAATCAAACAGGAGAACATTTATATCTTTACAATCATCAAAGTTAAGTTCATAAATAAAAATAACATTATTTCTTTTCAAATAACTACTAATAGCTTGTTCTCCATAAGAAGATGTACATTCATTACATTGTCTTTTATATCGCATTTTAAATTTATTAAAGGTGGTTGTAAATTCATTACCACACTCGCATTCAAATAATAATGTTTGATGTGCATTTTCATAAACTTGTGTAATTAATTTACATGTACTATTATTTTTTACAAACTCTCTTATAAGATCAATAGTATCTGCTTGGGTTTTGCCACTTGCTATATAATGACATCTATTACATCTGTATTTTTTTTTCCTCATAAAATTATCTAGTGATACATGGAATGATTCTCCGCAATCACAACATGTAATATCTAATTTTTCTTTATATCCATGATATTCAAGACTATTTAGTATACATCCACTATTGCTATCAATCTCAATTATTTTTTTTACTTCATCATATTTTAATTTATATTGCCCTCTTTTGTCTTTTCTTACACATATAGGACATCTGCTACCACGCAAAAATGCAGATGGGATCATTTCAAATTCATGTCCACAACTTCCTATATTGTGCTTAAATCGAATTTTATTATTAACACCATCAAAACTTGATAATACCAAATATTTTTCTCCAACCAACTCTTTTATTTGTTCAATAAAATCGTCATTTGTTCTTCTATATCTTTGAGAACATTTTGGGCATACCTTTCTATTTAAAAAATCATAAGGAAGTGCAAGAAATTCATGATTACATTTTTCATGCCTAATTAATATTCTTGTTGTTGAATTAATATATTCATTTAATATCGTAAATTCGTTATCAAGTATATTATAAAATTGCTGACAAAATTCAGCATGTGTTTTCTTTCGGGGCATAATTTATCACCCCTTACTCATTATTAGTTTTTTCAACTAATTCTTTACCGGCTTTTTCTTCAATATCTTTTACTTTACTCTTAGCCAGATCCATATCACAAGCTATGATATATATTCTTTCTATTACATGAGGCTCGGTAATTGACTTTAGCCACTTTTTCATTTTTAGCGGATTACCAGAGAGCATTTCATTAATCTCTTCATCTGTTACATGATTTGGACTTGCTTCTGCCAATCCAACATCTTCTCTTATTTTCTGATTCTCTTCGATATCTTCTATATCAAGCATTCTGCGCTTAAATAAAGCACTTTGAGAATCTATATAATAAACCTCATCAAGACTAAACAAAGCAAATGTGGGTTTTTTAGAATCAACAGTTGCTCTCATATTTACTTCTCTCGGTCTACCAAAAGACTCATCAAATTTTACACCAACATTAAATTTATTGGGGTTTATTACTTTAATTCTTCTATCTTCACTCATACGAATTCTACCTTTCTCCTTTAAAATTTAAAAGCCACACCTTTTTCAGATGTGGCTCAATAAACTATTTACTATTTTAATTATTTTAAGCCGAAAAATCTAAATGCAGCAGGGTTGGTCACGGTTTTATAATAAAGCGTGTCAATCGCTATAGGAAGATCTACCATCTTCTCGCCAGCTTTCAACGTAAATTTATTATCACCAGTTACGAGATTGTCGATATTAAAAGTTATACTTTCAGCGCCATCATTTATTAAATAAACAATGTGTGCAGTTTTAACTTGAGAAGTAGCAACAGTACTTGTTGCATTAACTTCTATTGAAGTATAATTTACACTTGCCATCTATATGTCCTCCTTAAATTTTTATTGTTAAAAATTAATACGCTGAACCTAGCGTTACACGCCTCCAATTTGCATTGGAGATTGTGTTCGCAGCAACAATATAGTAGAGATACGATGCGTCATAATGAAGTATCTGACCAACTACAGTACCAACCGTACCATCAACTCCACCACTCAGCTCCGTTGCTCCGCCACCAAATGCACCATTTGCCATTGCCTCAGCAATAACTATAGCGTTGCCAGCAACACCAGCAGTGTCAGCAGTAAGTACAACCGTATCTCCAGCGCCATCAGCACCACCAACACCTTGAGTATCACTTGCAGTTATAGCAGCAGCTAAAGCCGTAACAGCAGCAGCTTGCACACAATCAACACCTGGAGTTGTAGTTCCAAGAGTGACGCCATCAAATATGTTTGATACAGCAGTAAGTGTTTCAGTAGTTGCAATCGAATCTCCGGCTACACCACCAACTAAAGCGGTAATAACACAATCGTTGACTGCGAAAGCACCAGCAGATACAAGAGTATGTGCGACATTGTACCCATCAGTACCATTAATAGCTGCAACTATACTGACTTTAACATCTGCGAGTGCAGAACCCCCATCACCTATATCAATTTCACCATCTGCATTTGCTGTACCATTTGGAACAAAAGTATATACTTTCGCACCTATGGTCATGGTGTCACCTGCGGTTGGATTGGTGTCAATGGTCAATGTACCTTCTGAGGCCGTTGAAACTGCGGTTATATCAACTGCGATAGTACTACCGGCTGTTAATGATTGAGCTGTATCAGCGCAAAACTCATACACATCATCACCGATACTAACAGTCTCACCGTCAATAACAACTCCCGATATAGTCAATGTTTCAGTAGCAGCTACTGCGTTCACAGGAGTAGCTGATGTAGGAGCAGCCAATGAAGTAGTTTTATTCAAATCTGCTGCCGTTGCGGTTACTTGTGTCCCAGCTCCAGCACCCAGATATATGTCTTCTATGTGAAGCTCATCAACTTCTTTATTAGCACCTACGATAATAGCTTTGCTGGCTGTAATAACTCCAGCATCTACATTCTCTAATGCCGTTTCATTATTTTGAATTAAATCCATAGCCACGTATTTTACCTCCTTCTTTGAATTTAAAAGGGGAGACTATGAAAATCATAGCTCCCTTTTATATTTAATATTTTAATTATTAGAATTACAGAGTAGTATCTTCATACAGACCCATGTAATTTATAGCGAAAACAATACCAGCTCCAAAATATTTATCCATCTGGATTTCGAAAGATCTGTCATTGATGTTATTGGCATCCATTGACATCATATCGCCTTCCCAAACAACCTTCAAAGGTCTGAATTCGGCAGCACCAGAAGGAAGTATATAGAGCAAATCTTTTCTAAGCTGAGTTGTAGTTAAGCTGCCCATAACAGGCGGATTTGCCAATTTAACAACACTAGCACTATTATAAGTACCAATTGAACCACTCCTATTGGCTTCATTAATTATATCCTGAGACACAACGCCATTAAAGCCAGTGAGAGCAGTAAGTTTCCAAAGTATGTCGATGTCTCCCATCAATGAAACTCCGCCAAGTCTTGCGAAAGCCCTGATCTGCTCATCAAGAGTTGCCTTAACAACACCTGCGCCAGCAGCATAGTTGGGGGAAGCATAGTTAGCAAATGCAGCATACATAACAGTTTCGATTCTCTGAAGCATAGCAAGTTCCATTTTGTAAGATGCACTCAATACCATTTTGGAGAAATCAAACTTTCCAGTTTTAAGATCCAAGAATGATATCCAAGGTCTTGCAGAAACAGCCTCAGTATCAAGCAACTGAGAACTCTGTTTCATTGTGCTTCTCTGAGTAGTAGATCCCTTAGCCTGAATAAACGCCTGAATACCATCAAGCTCAGTTTTAAATTCAGCCTTTGCTCCAATTTCAGTTCTTTTAACATCTGCGATTGAATCAACATAACTCATTCTCGTATCAAGAATGGTATCAACAGTATATCCAACTATCTGAGCAATCTCGGACCTTGTTACAGGATTAGCATAATCATCCAACATGTCTGAAATCTCTCTATTGGCTTCTGCCAATTCGACCTTTTTATCATTGTCCTTGCTGTATGTATTATTTAAAACTTCTTCAGCAAAAAGAGTCACAATTGGGCTTTCTTTAAGTATCTTTGCCATATTAAAATATCCTCCTTATAATAAATTAGAAATTAGATTTTGATTAGTCATTAACTCTGACTTTAAGATTAGAAACTCCCCACAATGTAGGTTTCTCAATTACTGTGAATGCTTTCTTGGGAGTTCTTGCACCAATTGCTTCAAGAGTCCCAGCGTTACCATAAGCAACGATATCATCAACTGCAAAATCGCCTATAACACCTTTGAACTGATCTGTAGTGATTATTTCACCATCTACAGGTTTGTGAAGCTTGAGATATTTGCCTACTGTTACAGCAAAATCAAGATCATCGATCATCTGCTCGGCAGCGTTATCATTCTCGTTTGCTATGATATATATGTCACCATCAGCAGCGTCATCAGTAGCGCAAAGAGTAGCAGTACCAGCAGAGAAATCAGGATTAACTGCCATACCTGGTTTAGAAGTAGCGTCAGTAAGAGTCAAAATGCCAACATACTGATCGTTTCCGTTGTTAAGTAAAAAAGCCATATTAAAATCCTCCTTATAGAATTTTTAATTTTAATTTTTGGATAGAGTATAGGGTATAATAACAAATATTTAATATTTGATTTGTTATTTGTTATTTTACTTTCTCATAATGAGACTTGAGCCAGAGCCTTCTATTCTGATCTCATCGGTCATTCTTGAGGCGATTAGGGTTTTCTTTTCGGCTGGTTTGGGATCTACTTTTGTTTTCAGCGCAGATGCCAATGCCAATTCAGTCACCTTATCTTTTAAGACTGATTCGTCCAGATTTGCTATAGCCGTAGCTATTTCAGCTTCAGCTAAAACCTCTGCTGAGAACAATTTTGAATACTTGTCCTTTAGAGCCGTAACTTTTTCAGCCTTTTCGACTTCAGCTTTTTCAGCCATAAGAACATCGTAAGACGCTTTGGCTTCTGACAAAGAGGCAATCTCTGTGTCCTTCGTCACAACTGTTTCACTCAAAGTAGTGACCGTTGAGTTTAAAGCTGCAATCTCCACATCTTTTGCTTCAACAGTTTTATTGGCTTCAGCCACCTCTGTTTCAAGAGTTGATATTTTTGTTGCGCTTTCTACGAGCTTCAATTCTAACTCTTTAATTTTTTCTTCCATTGCGGTTTGTACCTCCTTATTTGCTGTTTCTACGAAACTAATTGTAACTTTTACAGGATCACCTAAAGTAACTTCACTATCTCCCACCTCAAATGCAATCTTGTAATAGTCGCCCTGATTATAATCTTTTACTATGATATAGGACATGAAAAGAAAAGCTATATCATAATTGTACCAGCTATCTTTGAAAATATTTTTTAACTGTTGATATATTTTTGCACGAATTTGACTCATATCTAATTCTGCATTCTCGAAGTATGTCTTGGTTTCGGCAAACATATCTTCAACAGTTATATTTATATCTCTAATCTTTGGCACTACTTCCTCACCACCTTGATCTATATTTAAATCTGATTCAATTGCAGCTACAAGTGCAAGAGCTTTCGCAGATTCAACCGCAGGGGTTGAAACTACAGCCATTGCAAATAGCTTATTATTGTCAGATTTATCAACATGTTTAACACCGCTTTCCATTTTAAAATCGGCTACCATGATCTCATACGAGAACATTAACTGTTCAGAATCATATAGATCTTGGATAGCAGCACATACTTTTTCGAATCTCTTGGGTATCCGAGCCTCTCCGACAAGTTCTAGCACATCTCCATTTTTTTGAGTGCTGAAATCCACAAAAGAACCAATCATTTGTGTCCCGAAAGAGCCAGTTTTTTTATCGTATTTATGACCTAAATTTTTGGTCTTTCCCGATTCAAGTTTATTGATTTCGGCTACTAAAGGGATTGCTAGATACTCCTGCTTATTTTCAGCTATGTCATGTATAAAATCTTCAGAATATAAAACTCCGTTTTTATTGGTAAGAGTATCCAGAAGAATAAGCTTAACAGACATATAAATATCTGATCCTTGAGAAGAATCCGCTATTTCAAGTATTCTCGAAGCATTAAATTGTAATTTTTCAGGCAACATTGTCACCTCCTTAAAATAAATTAAGGTAGGGAACACCTACCTATAAAATTTGGATTTTATTCAGAACTTGGCTTCGGTTGGGCCGAAGTCTTTGAATTGTTCTTGTCCGTCTTAGACTTGCTAATTGGCTTTCCAGGGTTTCCGCCTTCGGGATTAGCATTTGGATCTCCGCCCGATGTGTTGGGATTAATTGGGGGGATTAGTATCTCATCAATTTCTTTAGCCTCTTCGGTCCTACGCTCAACTTCTTGATCCATATCATAGTCATATGCCTCTGAAAGAGTTCTTTTGCTAATAATACCTTGGCTATATAATTTTAAAGCTTCTTCTTTAATCGTACCATCATTATTCAAATCTATTCTTTCAAAGCTAAACTGAGGGATTTTATTTCCAGTTGCCTTCAAAATATCTGCTAATTTTAAATTAAATTTATACATCATTTCTTCGAAATTATTTTAATTCTTTCAGCAGCCGTAGTTATACTTATTTGTGCCTGTGCAAATGAAGAACCACCTTCATTCTGACCCGAAACTACAATCGAACTAATTCCACCAGCACTTAAAATAGCACTATTAACTTCATTATATTTACTCTTGTCAAAAAGATTTTGTTGTTTTTCAACACCTACAAATTCAGACGAAACAAACCAACTCGTAACAGCTAGAGGAAATGTATTTAAAGCACTCTTAAATATTGCAGCAGTGTCTGTAATCATCTTCTGGTCAATTTTGGTCATTTTTTCCTTTTCGCCAATTTTTACATGGAGAAAAGAACGTGCCCCAATGCTTAATTGAGAATTTTCATAATTCGAAATCAAAGCCTTTTTAGAGAAAGCCTTCAAACATGCTGCAACCATAGGCACACTATAACGCTGCCAAGACTCCTTTGTTTCTTGCAGGACGAAGGTATTCTCGGGATCTAGCTGAATCCATTCGCCACTACCACTAGAAGATACTGAACTTCTACAGGATAAGCTTTCGCTCTCTCTTTAATTTCATCAATAAATTGTTGCTTTGGTAGTGTAGATCTACTAGATTTAAGAAGATCTCTTATATTGAGTTCAACTAAAGCCTCTCCCTTAATAGATATATCTGCAATTCTGCATCTATGTTGTGGTAGCGTAACTATAGAGCCGTTTTCTGGATGAAAATATATAAAAACATTAGAGTATTTATATAGCTCAAAAAAGATACTTCTCATAACATCATAAAATCCAATAGCCTTGTAATGGTCTAAATACCTTTGCTTCACCTTCTCTGAAACTCCCTTGAGTTTAAACCCACTAGAAACAGAAAAGGGTGATAGAACACGCTTTATAATTCCACCGTAGAGAGAATCTTCGTCACAAAAA